CCAGCGTCAGCTCCACCGTCCTCGATGACGCGGCGGGCTTCGCCAGCACGCAAGCGGTCTGGCCATCGTTCAACCAGGCGCACAGCTCGGGGAGCGGCCAGCGGACGTATTCGAGGTCCTGCAGGATGACGCTCGCGTCACGGAAGATCGAGGAGGCGAGCGCGCTCATTCAAGACGTCCGCTCGCGGATGGCCAATTCGAGGGTCGCCGACGGTGTGCCGTGCGGGTTGTTGATGCCGAGCTCCTTGGCGCGGGCGATCAGCTCCTTGCGGCTGAATTTGGCCTGGACCGGTGGCTTGCCGTTCGCCGGCGCTGCGGCCGCCGGCGGCGGCACGATCGCGCCCGTCACCGGCGCGGCGTAGCCGCCGATGCCGCCGATGCCGGGTTGGGCCAGCGCCTCGGGTGACAGGGGCGGCTCGGGCTCCTCCGGCGGCAATGTTGCACCGTTCGGCGGGATTGTTGCAGCGATCGGCGCAATTGTTTCGGCGTTCGCCGGCGGAATTACCGGATCGGGGCCGCGGTAGGCGGGGTCGTCGCGGCGCGGCGGGCTGTCCTCGACCTTGCGGTAGAGCGCCGAAGCGCCGGAGGCGAGGAACATCTCGACGTGGGGCTCGAACCAGACGTCGGCGACGCGGCGGCCCTTGGCGTCGGGCTCGAAGTGATAAACCTCGTTGCCGATGGGCACGATGATGGGTCCGTCACGGCGGACCAGACATTCGATCAACACGGGGTTGGCCTCCATTTTTGCACGACGGACGGCGTCGTCTCCTGTCCTGGGGGATGGGATCCGACGCCGCCCGCGCCGTCCTGGTCGGCGAAAGGAGGCCGTCCAATTCCGACCAGGGCGAGCCATGAATGGCGCATCCTTTTAGCAGCGGCGCGCCGGCCCGCGGTAGAGGCGGCCCGGCGCGCTGTGGTCACTTTCAACCCCCGCGATCAGGTCGTCATAAAGACGAGGAGGCTGATATTCCCGGCGGCCGGGGTAGCGGCCGCGGCCTGGAATTTGATGCCGATCGAGCGATCGGCGCCGGTGGGCGCAACGGCGAAGCCGGCGGGCTTCGACATGCGGGTGGCCGCCGCGGGAACGCCGGCGACGTTGGCGGCAAAGAACTCGTTGCCGCAGGTGCGGGCGGTGACCGTGTCGCCGGGGGTTCCGGACATGATGCCGACGTCGAGCGCCAAGGTGGGCGAGCCGCCGGTATCGAGGTCGTCCGGGACGAGGATCATGTCGGTGACGAAGTGGTAGGCGGGCAGCACCAGGGCGTCGATGATGTCGTTGATGACGATCTGGGCGGCGGTGACGGGGATGACGGCCCGCACGCAAATGACGTCGCCGGCGGACTCGGCATCGGCCTGACGGCTCGGCCCCGCGACGTAGGAAGAAGCGCGAATTGCCATTGTGGTGTCTCCGAAAGGTGTTGGCGAACGGGCGGGCGCGACGATAGCACCCGCCGGCGAGTCGGAACGTGCCCTACGGCGCGTTCGGGTCCTTGGCGTAGGTGTCGATCGCGATCACCCCGAAGTCGCGGTTCCGGAACCGGGTCTTTTTGGTCCCCATGATGGTGCCGGCCGCGATGTCGACCTGGTTCTCGAAGTCGGTCAGCTCCTCCTTCCACTGCATCCGCATGCCGCCGCTGGTGCCGTAGGCGGCGACGCCGGCCTGGCGTGCGAGGAGGAGGGCGCGGGCCGCCGGGAGGTTGACGGTTGCGCCGTAGTCCGAGAACCGGATCACCGACTCGTGGGAGTGCAGCACGGCATTGTTAATCATGCCGAGGTTGCCCTTGAAGATCGGGTTGCTCTTGCCCTCCGCGGCCGCTGCGGCCTTCTGGATGTCGAGCCATGAGCCCGGCGAGACGGAGGTCCGCATCTGGTACTCCTGGAAGGGCACCATGACGACGACGAAATGCGGCTCGCCGTTGATCGAGACGGGCAGCATGTTCGGGTTTTCCGGGTTGGTCGCCCGGATCATGGTGGCCTTGACCAGCACCCGCTCGATGGTCTGGACGCTCATCACGTCGGCGGTGGTGACGTTGTTCTTGGCGGTCGCGGTGCCGCCGTAGACCAGGTGGTCGGTGTCGGGCGCCTGAATGGCGTTGCCGGCGTGGCCGACCCACGTCACGTCCTCGATGAAGTCCTCGTTGATGCCGCGCGCCCCGGACAGGTAGATGAACATCATCTCGTCGAGGAAGCGGGCCCAATAGTCGCCGAGGCGGTCGCGGGCGACGCTGCGGAGGTCGTGGAGGGTGCGCTTGCGGGTCATGCGGCCGCCAGCCGACACGGGGGCCCGCATCTGGTCGATCATGACCTGGTCGGTCGCAAATTTCAGGTCCTCGCTCTTACCCTGGGCGCGGTCGTCGCCGTAGATCGGGCGCTTCCGGAGCTGCAGGGAGAGGTCGAAACTGATGGTATCGCCGGCGGCACTGTCGAGGTCAGTCAACCGCTGAATAAAGCTGTTGTCTGTAGTGCCAATGAACTTGCGCTCGAAGTAAGCCTTCTTCGCGGTGTCGATGAACAGCTCGGCAGACCAGCGCTTGACGGCTTTGGGATCGCCAACAGGGATCGTGGTGTCCATGTGGATGGGCTCCGTTTCCGGTGTTTCGGGAACGTCGCGAGCCCATCCATGGCGCTCGGTGACCGGCGAGGTGTGCGCCGATTCTGCTTAGTCGGGCAAGTCGGGGTCGGCGTCGCCGGTGATGCCGATGATCGGCGAGGTGGTGCTGGCCTGCGCCTTGCGGTGCCGCCGCGCCATGCGCTTGGCGCTCTTGCGGATGGCGTCGAGCGGGCCGCCCTTGCCGAGCGGGGCGGCTCGGCCGCCAGCCTTGACGCTGGTCGAGGAGAGCGCGGCCAAGGCGGCGCGCTCGATTGCCGTGAGCTGTCGATCGGCCATGGCGTCCCTCCTATGCGGGCAAGCGCGGTTCGGGGTCGGGCTTGCCGGTTATGCCGATGATCCGGCTCGGGTTGGTGAGCCTGACGATCGGCACCGACTTGGCGGCGTCGAAGGCGAGGCGCACCTGGTTCTGGCCGCTCTTGTGCTCGATGGTGACGGTGGTCGGCCCGCCGATCGCGACGCTGTCGCCCACGCGGACGGTCATTTTGAGCATCGACGGGCCTGCTCACATTTCCTGTTTTTAGATCGGCTGGCCGCCGTTCCAGTGCAGATAGCCCTCGCGCTGCGTCGGCGTGAGGCGCGCCATGGCGTCCTCGTAGGCGAGCGGGTCGTCCTCCATCAGGCGATCGAGGGCGGCGTAGCCGGAGCTGTCGCCGGCGATGTGCTCGGGGTCGCTGGCGGGCACGCGGGCGAGGGTCGGCGGGGTTTCCGGGCGCTGCCTGGTGGGCGGGTCTGGCGATCGCCGGCGCTGTGCCTGCGGGATGGTAGCGGGGTCGATCGTCGCCGGGTCGACGCCGAGTAGCCGCGCCGAGCCGCGGACGATGTCGGCGTGGGCGTTTTCGAGGAAGGAGGGATCGAACACGGATTTGCCGGCGCGCTGCGCCTCGGCCTGCTGTTCGCGGACCAGGCGGTCGAGGCGGCCGTTGAGTTCGGGGTCGTCGCGGTAGGCGGGGTAGCGGTCGAGGAAGCTGGCGACGTCCACCTCGATCCAGTTGGCGGCGCGTAGATCCTCGGCCTGGCCGGCGCGTGAGGACTGCAGCATGACGACGGTTTCGGCCTTGCCGATCCGGCCGAGCTCGGCGGCGAATTCGGCGCCGGTGATGTCGCCATCGTCGAATTTCTTGGCGACCGCGGCGCGCTCGGCGTTGAGGGCGTCAAGATCGGCGTTTGCGTCGGCCGGTGGCCGCCAGTCGGGGACGGGCGCGGCAACCACCAGTTCGTCCTCGCCCTCGTCGCCGGCGGCAATCTCGTCGCCCTCGGCGTCATTTTCGGCACCCGCGGCGGGATTGTTTGGGTCGTCGGCGAGATTATCTTGCTCCCCGCCCTCGCCCATCGCGGCGGCTTCCTCGTCGGTCAGTAGCGCCATTTCGGCGTCAGTCGGTGTTCCGGCCATGGTTGGCTCCCTTCGGTGGCTTGGCCTCCTTTCCGATCGGGGGTTGGATCAGCTCACGCGGCGCGGCGCGTGATGCCTGGCATGCTCTCCGGGTTGGCGGGCGGCGGCAGGAGGCCGCGGGCGGCGGCGCTCGGCGGCACGCCTGGCGCGGTTTCGCCGGCTTGCTCGGCCGACACCTGTTCGGCGGCCGTCTCGATCTGGTCGAGCTTCGACTGGTAGCCGGCGTCCTCGAGTATGCGGTCGGC